AGAAGTCTCGTGCTGCTGTTGAAAGGATTAGTAAGTAATGACTGCACCTACATTAACTGATCTGATATATCTAAAGAAAAATTATTTGACTAAGGATCAGTGTGAAATTATTATTAATGAATTTGAGGCAAGCTCACAAAAACCTGATCAGGAACATTGTGGGCATGCCTTTAATAATTTGGATGTATACTCTACCTTTAGAGTCAAGGAGTCTGAGGTAGGTACTGATAGTTTTAATATAATACATCAAACTATTGAGAATGTAATTAATGAGTATCATGATTACCTTGATACTTTTAATGCCTTTCATGTTGCTAGGAGAGGTAGTATGTTACATCCTCATAAGTATCGTCTTATGAAATATGAGAAGGGTGCTTGGATACATCCTCATATAGATCATGATGTTACCATATATGGTAGTTGTACTATCAATTTAAATGATGAGTATGAAGGTGGTGACTTTGCGTTCTGGGGTGGCAAGCATAAATTGAAATTAGGATTAGGTGATGTGATGATCTGGCCAGCAGATTTCTTTTGGGTACATGAGGTAGAAGAAATAACAGATGGTACTAGGTACTCTGCAAATACTTTTCTATGTTCTACACCAAAAACATTACCTGAAACTGTAAGATATAATGTGAGAGGTGTATGAAAACGATTGCTATTGTTGGTGGTGGTACTGCTGGATGGCTTACTGCTCATCAATTTCTTAGAAAAATAAATCCAGAAATAAAAATAGTTGTAGTGTCTTCCTCACAAGTTCCTGTTATAGGAGTGGGTGAAGGAACTACGGGTCTTTTTACTGAGTTGATCCATGAACTGTTTGATGAGAAAGAATTTTTAAAAGAAACAGAATCTACTTATAAGATAGGTATTCGACATAGTGATTGGGATGAAGTAGGAAAATCTTTTTGGTCACCATTAGGTGATGAGTACTCTGGTGAGTCTTCCTTTCCTTCACCAGACTATGATGATGTTAGGGTGTGGCATATTGCTAATGGATTAGAGTATGATAAGTCATTCCAATCTCGTTTAATGGCAGAGAATAGACTTCATATTTCAAATGGTGAAAGTATATACACTAAGTTACATGAGGAACATGATGGATATAGTATACCTGTTGCATATCATTTAGATAGTCATAAGGTTGGGGAGTATTTAAAAAGGAAAGCATTAGAGAAATCTAATTGTTCTCATGTTGAAGGTAAAGTAGTAGCTCTCGCTCAAGATAAAGATGGTTCTATACATCACCTTGTCTTAGATGATGATAGAGAAGTTGAAGCTGATTTTTATATAGATTGTTCTGGGTTCTCTAGAATATTGATTAATAATATTACAGATAATAATTTTGTATCATATGATAATGATCTTTTAGTAGATAGTGCTTTAGTTTTTACTAGAGATTCTCGTGAGCTTTGGTATGAAGATCCAAAGACTGACATCAAAAACTATACTCATGCTCATGCATTAAAGAATGGATGGATGTGGGAGATACCTACTCAAACTAGGATGGGATGTGGATATACTTTTAGTAGTAAGTTTACTGATAAGGATAAGGCATATGATGAGTTAGGTGATGTGGAGATAAAAAAACATATTACATTTAACTCTGGAAGAATAGAAAAGCATTGGTTTAAGAATGTATTATCAACAGGTCTTGCTAGTGGATTCGTTGAACCATTGGAAGCTATTTCTATTCATGCTACCATCTTACAGAATCAAGAGTTCTTAGATAATTATTTTAAACCTAGTTTAGATCTAACTTGTGATGCTATTCAAGAACAGTATAATGAAGATGTGAATTATATGTGGGATAATTTTAGAGACTTTCTTGTGTTCCATTACATTTCACATAGAAGAGATACCGATTTCTGGATTGAATCTTCTAGTCCAGAAAGATGGAGTCCTAGATTAACTAGACTAATGAAAATATGGGGATGTAGAATGCCAAGGGTTACCGATTTTAAAATTGGTAAGAGTAATGATTTTCATGCTATGGGTAATCCGTTATGGTATAACATTGCTATTGGTATGAACATATTAGATCCATTACTTGCTTTACAAGAGTTGAATGACTATGGCATATATGATGCAACAGAAACTCATTGTAAAAATACATTTGATGCCATAGAGAAATCACTACCATCTATGGTTAAAACAAATGATTATTATGTGCATATATAATGTACAACAAAAGAGACCCAAGAGGTCTCTTTTTATATGGAGACTTAAATGAATGTCTATTTAAATTTGAAACCAAATAATCATGGTGGTGAATCAGATCTCTTGACACTTGATGTACCTTCGGGTTATACTGAAGAACTATTACGCTATGTCAGACCTATTGCCGAAGAAAAAAATGTTCCTGAGTCACGTATACTCAAGGATATAATCAAAGAATCTATTAACGAAATACAAAGGAGAAACTATGAGCGTAAGAGTCGTAAGAACCAGAAGCGGTGATGACGTTATCTGTGATTTGTTTGAGGTTACTACTAAAGACGATACTGAAAAACCAGTTGCTTTCCAACTAGTTAATCCTTATTATCTTTATTTGGTTGATCCCAATCCTGATATTGAAATTGAAGGTGGTGGAGAAATAAACAAAATTTCTAAACCAGAAATAAAATTTGAACCTTTTGTTCCTTTTTGTAAGGAGGATAGGGTCATGGTTAAATTAGATGAGGTAGTCACTGCATATGAAACGCATGATGAAGTCATCAACAAGTACAATCAATTAGTGGAGGCCACACGTGGAAGAGGAGATGGTACAAGTACCGCAGGAAGCACCGATGCCTCTGGAGGGGGATCAGATGCTCCAACAGCAGTTGAAAGTGATACTCCTGAAACAGAGATCGGAATATCTGTTAGGGAGGGTGACTGAATTAGATGAAGAACCAAGTCTGTTAATTGAGAACTGTTATAGTATTCATACTACTGATAAAGGGCTAATCGGATTACACGAGTTCCCTCGGTACTCATCTCAACGTGATATGTTCTTGACATCTGAGACAGTTATGAGTATACTAGAGCCTTCTAAAGAGGTCGCACAGATCTACAACGCTAAATGAGTCAGTTCTACACGAACGTACAACTAGCTGGTGACACTATCCTCTATAGGGGATATGAAAATGGCGAACCAATACAGTTTCGTGGTAAATTTTCTCCTACATTATATGTTCCTTCTCAAAAGAAGGAGAAGTATAAGACACTTGATGGTAGATCAGTTTCTCCTATGGAGTTCTTAACTGCTAGAGATGCTAGAGAATTTATTAAAACGTATGATGGTGTAGAAGGATTTGAAGTGCATGGGTATGAGCGTTTTGTATATCAGTATATAAGGCGTGAGTTTCCAGGTGAGATTGATTATAATATCAATCAGATGAAGATCTTTGCATTAGACATTGAGGTTCAATGTGAGAATGGTTTCCCTGATGTAGAAGCAGCAGCAGAAGAGATGCTTTCAATTACCATTAAAGATATGGTATCGAAAGAATTTTTTGTATGGGCTGTTAGAGAGTTTGAAGTACCTGATGGTGTCAAAGCATATATCTATGATACTGAAAGGGAAATGCTTACTCACTTTATTAAGTGGTGGGTAGAGAATACTCCAGACATACTTACAGGATGGAACGTAAATTTATATGATGTGCCATATATTGCTCGTCGTGTAAATAGGACGTTGGGTGAGAAATGGATGAAGTCATTATCACCGTGGAATAGAGCAAACGAAAGAGAAGTATATGTACAAGGACGTAAAAATTATGCTTATGATGTGTCTGGGATTAACATTCTTGACTATCTCGACCTTTATCGTAAGTTTACTTATAGTAACCAAGAGTCATATCGTTTAGATCATATTGCGTTTGTCGAACTAGGTCAGCGTAAGGTTGATCATAGTGAGTATGATAACTTTAAAGACTTCTATACATCTGATTGGCAGAAGTTTATTGAATACAACATCCAAGACGTTGAGTTGATTGACAGATTGGAAGACAAGATGAAGTTATTAGAACTAGCTATAACAATGGCTTATGATGCCAAGGCAAACTTTGAGGATGTATATTCTCAGGTTCGCATGTGGGATACTATTATTTACAACTATCTTAGTGATCTTAATATTGTTGTTCCCCCTCGAAAGGGATCTAAAAAGGATGAAAAATACGCAGGTGCTTATGTCAAGGAACCGATTCCAGGAAAGTATGATTGGGTGGTTAGTTTTGACCTCAACAGTCTGTACCCTCATCTTATTATGCAATATAATATCTCACCAGAGACCCTCTGGGAGACTCGACATCCCAGTTCGAGCGTTGAAAGGATCCTAAATCAGGAGATTGATTTTAGTGATTGTAAATTTGCTGTGTGTGCTAACGGTGCTCAGTATCGTAAGGATGTACATGGCTTTCTACCAAAAATAATGCAGAAGATCTATGACGAACGTACGATTTATAAGAAGGCCATGCTCCAAGCAAAGAGGGATTATGAAAAAAGTCCCTCTGTTAAGTTACAAAAAGATATTAGTAAATTCAATAACATCCAAATGGCTAGAAAAATACAGCTCAATTCAGCTTATGGAGCCATTGGAAATCAGTACTTTAGATATTACAACTTGGCAAACGCTGAGGCGATTACTCTTAGTGGGCAGGTTAGCATCCGTTGGATTGAAGGGAAGATGAATCAGTACCTTAACACGGTACTTAAAACTGAAGGAGAAGATTATGTTATTGCTAGTGATACTGATAGTATCTACCTCAACCTTGGTCCTTTGGTTGAAAATGTATACAAGGGGAGAGAGAAAGTTAATGAGAGCGTTGTTAGGTTCATTGACAAGGTGTGTGAAACTAAACTTGAGCCTTATATTGAAAGTTCTTATGAAGAATTGGCCGAGTACGTTGGAGCATACGAACAGAAGATGATCATGAAGAGGGAGAACATAGCCGACAAAGGTATATGGACTGCCAAGAAGAGATACATTCTTAACGTATGGGATTCGGAAGGTGTTAGGTATACTAAACCCAAACTTAAAGTTATGGGTATTGAGTGTGTTAAATCCTCCACACCTGGTGCTTGTAGAGATAAGATTAAGGAGTGTCTAACTGTTATTATGAATGAAGATGAAGAAGCAGCACAGAAATTTATTAAAACTTTCAGAGATAATTTTTCTGAGTTACCCGTTGAAGATATATCATTTCCAAGAGGTTGTAATAATCTAAATAAGTGGGCGAATCCATCCAGTATATACAGTAAAGGCACACCCATACATGTGCGTGGTGCTTTATTGTTTAATCATTACAATAAGAAGAACAAATTAACACATAAGTATCCTTTAATACAGGATGGTGAAAAGATTAAATTTGTTTATCTCAAGACTCCAAATAAAATTAGTGAGAATGTAGTCTCTTTTCTGAGTACATTCCCAACAGAGTTTGGGCTTGACAAACATGTAGACTATGACCTACAATTCTCTAAGAGTTTCTTAGACCCTATTAAGGTCATCATGGATACTATTGGATGGAAACCCGAAAAAGTTGCTAACCTTGAATTTTTATTCGGATGACCACATACATTGTTGAGTATCAGAAAGCCTTCGGTGCTGGTAGAATGCCAGAGGAGAAGGAATTCTTCGACAAAGACGAGGCCAAATGGTTTGAACGTGCTATGAAACGTTCCAATCACATTACAAAATTATTTAAGAAATGAGTTTTTTACAAGATGTAGTAAAGGAGATCGGAAATGAGTACGCTTCTCTCGTTAGTGATGGTGTTGCTGCTGGTGACACTAATAATTTTATCGATACAGGTTCGTACATCTTTAACGGACTTGTATCAGGAAGCATCTACGGAGGTATTCCAGGGAACAAGATCACAGCTATTGCAGGTGAGTCAAGTACTGGCAAGACATTTTTCTGTCTTGGTATTGTACAGCATTTTCTCGAATCTAATCCTGATGCTGGCGTTATTTATTTTGAGTCTGAAAGTGCATTAAGTAAACAGCAGATAGAAGAGAGGGGTATAGATTCTTCTCGTATGATGATTGTTCCTGTCACTACAGTACAAGAATTTAGAACACAGTCCATCAGAATATTAGACAAATATTTAGAACAACCTCTAGATAAGAGAAAACCCTTAATGTTTGTTTTAGATTCTCTTGGTATGTTATCCACAACTAAGGAAGTTGAGGATGCTGAAGCAGGTAAAGAGACTCGTGACATGACTAGAGCACAGATTGTTAAGTCAATCTTTAGAGTTCTAACATTGAAGTTAGGTAAAGCAAACGTCCCAATGTTGGTTACTAATCATACATATGATGTAGTAGGTGCGTACATTCCTACAAAGGAAATGGGGGGTGGAAGTGGACTTAAATACGCAGCAAGCACAATCATATATCTTACGAAGAAGAAAGAGAAGGATGGTAAAGAGGTTGTGGGAAATATTATTAAATGCAAAACAGCTAAAGCTAGATTAACCAAAGAAAACAATCAAGTAGAGGTACGACTTTATTATGACACAGGACTTGACAAGTATTACGGATTATTGGAACTGGGTGAGAAGCATGGAGTATTTGAACGTAAGGGCAACCGTATTAGTATTGGTGGGTCTAATGTTTATCCTTCAGCCATTCTTGCTGACCCAGAAAAATATTTCACCCCCGAACTAATGCAAGCATTAGACGAATGTGCATCCAAGGAGTTTCGCTATGGCAACTAAATTAGAAGACTACATCAAGTGCTATGATAATATGATTAATGATTCTCTATGTAATGAGATCATTGAAGCATATAAACAATCAGGTACTACCTATGTTAATAGGGAACAACGACCAACTTTTCACGAACTTAATATATCTAAGAAGTTTAAAGCAAAGGATCCTCTATGGGATAAACCTCAGAGTATATTGACAGAAACATTTATTGATGTTGTCAATCTTTACATGGAAGATTTGGAAATTGCTAGAGATTTTCCTGTAAAGTATACTTTTGAGGAGTACCGTATGAAACGGTATGAGTCTAATGACTATGATCAATTTAAAGATCATGTTGATGTACAGGATTATAGTTCTGCACGTCGTTTCGTTGTTATATTTCTCTATTTGAATGATGTTTTGGAAGGTGGTGAGACAAACTTTCCTAAATTAGACTTGGCAATTACACCAAAACAAGGTAGAATACTTGTGTTCCCTGCTAACTGGCAGTATAGACATGCAGGTCTTCCTGTAAAGTCTAACGACAAATACATTATCGGATCTTATCTCCACTATCTAGAATGACTTTAGAAGTTACTATCCTTAGTAATTTAATCTACAATGAAAAGTATACTCGTAAGGTAATACCTTTTCTTAAGTCGGATTATTTTACTACGAAGTCTCACAAAGTAATCTTCTTAGAGATACATGAGTATGTTGGTAACTATAATGCGTTACCTTCTTTGAATGCTTTAGGAATTGAATGCCAAGAACGTACTGATCTATCTGAAGATCAGTTCAAAGATATTATGGAGGTACTGAGTGCGTTATCGAAGGAGGAAGCAGACTTTGATTGGATCGTTGATACGACAGAGAAGTGGTGTCAAGAGAGAGCGATTTATCTTTCGCTTATGGAGAGTGTCAAGATCGCTGACGGTCAGGATGAGAAGAGAGATAAGGGAGCTATTCCACAAATACTAAGTGATGCATTAGGTGTATCATTTGATCAACATGTAGGACATGATTACTTACAAAACTACCAAGAAAGGTTCGACTTCTACCATAAGAAAGAATCCAAGATCCCGTTCGACCTTGAGTTTTTTAACAAGATTACGAAAGGAGGGATACCGAATAAGACTCTCAACATTGCTCTTGCTGGCACAGGGGTTGGAAAGTCTTTATTTATGTGCCATGTGGCAAGCTCAGTCTTACTCCAAGGGAAGAACGTCCTCTACATCACTCTCGAAATGGCAGAGGAGAAGATTGCGGAGAGGATCGATGCTAATTTACTTAATGTTCCTATACAAAAATTAGCAGAATTACCTCATGTAATGTATGAGAACAAGATTAATAAGTTGATGAAGAAGACACAGGGTAAGTTAATTATTAAAGAGTATCCAACCGCATCAGCACATGTAGGTCACTTTAAATCATTGTTACAAGAGTTGGCATTAAAGAGAAGTATTAAACCAGATATAATATTCATTGATTATCTAAACATATGTGCTTCACAAAGGTACAAGGGATCTATTGTTAATTCGTATACTTATGTCAAAGCAATCGCAGAGGAACTACGGGGTCTCGCAGTTGAGGCGAACGTTCCGATTGTATCTGCCACTCAAACTACTCGTAGCGGTTACGGTAGTAGCGATGTCGACCTTACTGACACCTCTGAATCTTTTGGACTCCCTGCTACTGCTGACCTTATGTTTGCCCTTATTTCTACAGAAGAGTTGGAAGAGCAGAATCAAATAATGGTCAAGCAATTAAAGAATAGATACTATGACCCTACTCTAAACAAAAGATTTGTCATAGGTATTGACAGATCTAAGATGAGGCTGTATGATGTCGATGACGCTCAGAAAGATCTAGTTGATGCTGGTGCTGAAGGGCAAGTCGTTAAACAAGTACAGGGTAAAAAATCCTTTGCAGAACTAAAGTATGATTGATTTTTCACGTTATCAAGAGTTTGTAGATGCTGTCACATCAGACAGTTCTAAAGATTTTGTTTCTCTTGCTGACCGTATGGGTGAGCTCGATAGACAAGGTGCTAATATTGAACGACTCTTAACTGCTGCCGTTGGTATTAGTGCTGAAGGTGGTGAGTTTACAGAGATAGTAAAGAAGATGGTGTTCCAAGGTAAGCCATGGAATGAGGATAACAGAGAGCACCTTAAGATAGAACTTGGTGATGTGCTATGGTATGTTGCACAAGCATGCATGGCATTAGAGATTGATTTTGACGATGTTGTTAAAACTAATATCAAGAAATTAGAAAAGAGATATCCTGGTGGTAGTTTTAATATTGGACACTCAGAAAATCGAGCAGCAGGAGATCGCTAATGATACATCTGCTGTCAATAATTACAATCATTGGTATATCATCAGCAATGATAATCCTTTATGTATACAATCCTCATAGATGAATACCGCAGATAGATACTTACCATTATTCTCATCTAATGTATTTCAATTACATATAGATTATGATTTGGATGTATTGAAAACTAATAAGAGTTTTATCTATGCAGCCAATCAAAATAGAAAACGTGAAGATGAGAACTATAGAGCATTGGAATCTTTCCCACCTGTTAGAGATCATCTTACAGAAAGATTTAAAGAACTCGCTAAGAATTTTTTAAAATTAGATTCTGATTTTATTATAACTACATCTTGGTTTACTATTACTGAAGAAGGTGATGGTGGTACATCACAATATCATTTTCATAAGAATAGTTTTTATAGTGGTGTTTTATATTATGATGATTATAAAGAAGATAGTGCTCCTATAGAATTCATGACTCCCTTGGAGTTTCATTCTGATTTTTATTTGGAACCAAGAGAATATGATCTAGCTACTTCAACCTCTTGGAAGATTCAACCTCTAAAAAATATGCTTGTATTATTTCCAAGTTACTTAAAGCATCAGGTAGGAAAACATATGGGAACTGACCCAAGATATTCTTTAGCATTTAATATTGTTCCTACAGGATCTTATGGTACATCAGATTCTTCTATACACACTGAATGGTTGACTGGAAAATCATCTACACATGAGTTGGAGATGGGGTATAGAACAGGAGGTAGTAGATTATAAAGATACTTGATGATTTTTTAACCCATAAAGACTTTGAGAAAGTCTTTATGAAATATTCTGGTAGTGGTCATGAAAGTGTATGGGGAATACAAAAAGGTGGTAATGATCATCAAGGAGCAGAGTTTTTATTTTCTCATATAGAAGATGATTCTTTCTTTACTGATTACTTGTTCTCTAAAGTTGTAGATCAATTAGATAAAGGTTCATATGAATTAGAAAGAGTATACTTTAATGGTCAATGGAGTGGAAGGGAATCGGATTTACATCATGATGGGTGTGATATAACAGCACTACTTTATATGCATAATAAATATAAGTATGGATGGGGTGGATTTACTGAGATTATAACTAAACCAAATCCAATTTTAATTCATCCTATACCTAACAGACTATTAATATTTCCTGGTATGAATTCTCATAAAGCATACTCTTTTGCATACCAAACATGTCCTTTAAGAGTTACACTAGCTTTTAAAATAAATAATACTAACAGGTGAATAAATTATGAGAGAAGATTCTATTTCAGATGCTTGGTCTGAGTCAAGAATTGATAAACCAAAGAAATATAACATGCCTATTTGGTTAACTGATGAAGACTTTGATTATATTGTATTAGCACTTTGGAAATGCCGTAAGAATACTGGTGAATCTAGATGTGCTGAGTTATATAAAAGATTTAAACAGATACAGGATGTAGCTAAACAAAATGCCAAAGACTAAAACCAGTAAAGATATTGCAGAATCTACTCTAACTAGGATGCAAGAGTTGGGATCCGCATGGGTATTTAAAAGAGCTATTCAGGACAACAAAGGTTGGCAGAAGTGGGAGCATATTAAAAAAGATGAAAAAACTTTTGGGGAGATAACAAAGGTATGGAAAAAAGTTGGTAGTGTTGAATGGAATGATAAGGCAGATGATCCTTGGTTAGAAAGTTTTCATAAGCAGCAGAAAGTTCTTCTAAGAAATATAGGAAGACCTAACATCACAGAGTTTACACGAGATGGTAATATAAAGGATGGTTCAAAATATATTTTACCTGGTAGTAACAGTGGTGAAACCTTTATGGAGTGGATAGAAAAGTATATTAAAGAGGAGTTTAAAATAGGAACAAAGGATAACTGGAACCCTGCAGATATATGGTTGATAAAGGATGAGAATAAATGGAAGAGGAAAATAATAGATGCTACTAAGACTAAGAAGAAAACTAAGGCTACGATCATAGCAAATTTAAATGAGTTCAATAGTATTTTTAGACAGTTGTTTTCAACTAAACAGATCATAGGAATATCTTTGAAGAAGATTGGAAACTATAAGGCTACTTGGAAAGAAGTTAACGTAAGTACTGCATACTTTAAGAAGTTAGAATCTACATGTATGGAACTAACAGGAGTTAAATGTTTATTGGGAACGAAACCTATTGATGAGAAGATGATAGAAAAGGGAAGAGGTAAAATGGGTTTTGATACTAGTGAAACTCAAGATGCATGGATGTTTATAAAGGATAATAATGAGAATATAAAATACAAAGTACAAATTAAAGGTAACACTACTTCTAGAAAATCTAATTTAAAATTTGAACCAACTGAAATAGGTAAAGGTAGTGCTCGTATGGGTAAGGCAACGAGAGAATATATCTTTGATCTTATGAAATCATATGAGATTAAATCTATGTTCCCTGAGAGAGCTGATGATTATCCTTTAACTCAAGAGAAGTTTGATGAGAAAAAGAAGAAAGAATATCTTGATAAACTTAAAGATATTAAGCAAGCATTAGGTGCAAGTAAAGTTGATTATGGTAAGGTAACTGAACAGGAAGGGATAGATAATTTAGAGTTAGTATTTCATGAGGATGCACAACCTTGGATTGCTAATATGAAACTCCAAGAAATTAGTTTCATACATGCTATTGTTGTTGGGTGTAAGAGTAAGGATAAGATGAATAAATTTTGTACTGACTTAATTTATATTGCAGCAAAGCAAGGTAGAACTGCTGGTCCTTATGGAACAGGATACGGACCATTTGGTAAGATCTATTAGGACAGTATAGAAACTGGCACACTACTGGCACACAACCCTCTGAAATGGATTATAATACAGAGGTATTCGAGACACACACATGCCAAACAAGCAC